ACTCGGGCGGCAGCGCGACCGGCTCGGGCGGCAGCGCGACCGGCTCGGGTCTGAGCGCGACGGCGGCGTCCGCGAGCGCGGCGACGTCCCGGTCGGCCTCCTCCTCCTCCGCGCTGGCGGCGAGCGCTTGAAGCCGGTTCCACTTTCGCCTCCATCCCGACGGCTTTTTCACTGTCGCGCTCATGCCGCCATCTGCGGTTGCATCGCCTGCCCCGGGTCGCCGTTCGCCGGCGGCGGCGTCGGCGGCGGCCCGTTCTTCGCCGCCTGCATCTGCTGCATCGCCAGCTGCACCAGCGTCTTCACGCTCGACTGGATGCTCGCGGCCTGGTCGGGGGTGTAGATCAGGCTCGGCGGCACGCCGAGGTCGGAGCCGACCTCCGCCATGCCCTTGCCGAGCGGCGTCACGCTCTGCGCGAGCCCGCCGGTCGGATCGGTCGCCTGCAGCATCTGCACCCAGTTCAGATACGCCTGGCCTTTGCGCGCCTTCGCCGCCTGCGCCAGCGGTGAGACCACCTTGACCTTGACCAGGAGCTGATCGATCGTCAGCCGCATGCCCTTGAACACGCCGGCGTCATAGAGCAGCTCGAGCACGCGCTTGACGGTCGGGATCACGATCTCGTGCACCAGCCGGCCGTAGGCGCCGGCGTGATCCTGGCTCAGCTGCTGGATGCGGGCGTTGATCTCGGCGGCGCTGGCGGGATTGGTCCCCTGCGGCGGCAGCTGCTGATCCTGCATCCCGGCGGTGACCTGCATCCGCAGATCCTGCAGCACGATGTTGTTGACGTCGATCGGGCCGGGCTGCAGCCGCTGGATCGACGGGCCGAGCGGGCCGCCGTTGCGGCCGACGGTCCAGATCGCGCCGGGCTCCAATCTGGCCGTGTCGGGATTGAAGACGCCGTCGTCGACGCGGGTGAAGATGCCGAGCATGCTGAGCGCGGCGGCTTTGAGCGTGATTTCCATCGCCTTGTTGAGGCTCTTCACCGTCGGCAGCGTCATCAGCACCGGGCCGAAGCCGTAGACCTGGCCCGGCATCCTGAAGTACCTCGGCGTGATCCACGGGCACTCGCGGCTTTCCTCGTCGTGGATGGTCCGGTCTTCGGCGTTCTCGAGATAGACGTAGAGCCGCCAGCGCTCCGCCTTGGCGTCCCACACCACGTCCTGACAGAGGACGCGCTGCTCTTCGCCCTTGGTGGTCGCGCTCGCCTTGAAATCCTCGCTGTAGGTCCCGTTCGGCCACGCTTCCAGGATGGCGCGGATCGCCCATTGCCGCTTCCAGAAGATGCCGTGCACCGCGCCATAGGGGCCTTCGTCGATCGCGATCTCGTCCATGCTGGCGGACACGAAATGGACCGGATGGTTCGGCTTGCCCTTCAGGATCATCAGGAAGCCGGTCGAGATCAACAGGTCCGACAGCATTTCCTGCGCGGCGGCGTCCCATTCGCCGGTGGTGAAGACGGCGTTGGCGACGGCGGTGATGGTCTCCAGCTCCGCCTTCATCTGGTCGATCTCGCCGCCGTTCTGCTCGGCAAGAGCTTCCGCGGCGGGGCCGAGGTCGAGCGCGAAGAACGGCTCGCCGGTCGGGAACAGATCCTGCTGCAGCTTGCCGACGCTGCGGACGTGCGCCATCACCGCGGTGTTGTCGAAGATCAGGTCGGCGCGATTCTGCGGGGATTTGGTCACCCACCTGGTGGAGAGGCGGTAGGGGGCGACGAAATTGTAAGCGTCGAACAGCGCCTTCTGCCACTGGTCGCGGACGCCCCAGGCCGAGCCGGCGCGGCGCTTGTGGCGGCCGAAGGCTTCGCCGTCGAGCGCGGGCATCAGGTCGCGGCCTCCGGTGCCACGGCCTCGCACGGCGGCGTGCCGCGGCCTTCGAGGCGGCCGCCGTCGCGCTCGAATTCGGTCCACGGGATCGCGCCGCGGCCGGCGTCGTGGCGGGTGACCTTGATGATGCCGCAGCGGGCGCAGACGCGCTCGGTCCGCAGCGCAGTCCGCGTCGGGTCGCCCCATTTGTGCTTGGCGGCCGCGGGCATGCTAGGGTTGAAATCGTGCGATGCGTCGGCGCAGGACGGCTGCGTAGGCCAGCATGTATACATACTGTTCTTCGAGAAGCTTTTGATCCTCGATCAGCAAGGTCGCGAATACCTTGCCGTGGAGAAAAGCCGAAAGCTTGCTCAGCTTCTCGCTCACGTCCTTTTCTTCCGCGATGACTCGCTCTTCGTGCGGCGCCCGCTCGTCGGGCTGGATCTCGTGGATGACGAGGTCCAGATGGTCGTGGACGTTGAATGTCTCTCGGTTGCCCGCGGGAACCACGCGATCGAAATTAGCGCCTTCCCTACCCTTGAACAGGTGCGTTACGCGCACCGGTCCGAGGTTAGCTTCGACGTGCACCGCTGTCGTCATGACCGCCCCTTTTCTGTTTGCTTGCGCTCTCCGGCCGGCCGGATCGCGGCCTCGGAAATCGTTTCGGGCTTTGCCGCGCAGGCCTCGGACGCCCGCCGACGCCCGCCGCGCCGGCGCGCCTTGCGCTTGGCCTGGGCGAGCGCGACCAGCGCTCCGGCGGCGGCGGAATGGCTCATGAGCCGCCCAGCGTCGGCGCGCCGCCGGCGCCGCGGTATTGCAGCATCTGGCGGCCGATCCCGGGCTTGTTGATCTGCGCGGCCTCGTTGTCGGTGGTCGCCTGCTGCTTGGAGAGCAGCGCGAGCTGCTGGCCCTGTTGCGAGGTCGCCGAGGACTGGCTCTGCGCGATCTCGCCCTGCAGCGCCTTGGTCGTCGAGTTCTGGCCCGTCAGGGCCGACCAGACGTTGCTCACAACGCAGCTTCCCAGACGTCCATGCCCAGCTCCCGGCCGCGTTTCGTCATGCCCAAGAGGCGCGCCAGCCGCTGGCCCGGCGGCCATTCCGCGCCGATGTGGGCGCGAATGACGATGGGGCCATCCTGCGCCAGGGCGCGCCAGGTCAATTGCGCCTGGCGGACGATGGCGAGCATGTGGGCGCTGCAGCCGCGCCCGCAGACCAGCCAGGCCTCATGGACGCCGCGGTGCGGGATCAGGCCGCCGGCGGCCACCGGACGGCCCTGCGGGCCCTCCGCGAGCCAGGACAGGCCGCCGGCGACGTGGGCGACGGCCAGCGCGCGCGGATTCGGCGCAAACTTGGCGAGCGAGCTGGCGATCGGATCGTCGGCGTAGAGCGCGAGCACGGCGGCGAGCGGCGCCGGGGAGCGGAGCGTGATCACGGGTCGAGCGCTTCCCAAGCGCCGGCGCGCAGCGTCCAGACGCCTTTGCCCGCGCGGCAGGGGAAGATCACGAGGCCCTCGACCGTCGGCCGCTGCTCGTTCCCGTTCCACGCGTAGGCGCGGTCGCCGGCCAGGGAGAAATCGAGGAACGCCTCCGCGCCGCAGCCGCACGGACAGCGCGCCGCCATGCCGGCGATCGCCTCGACGCCCTCGACGTCCTCGAAGGCGAATTCCCACTCGCCCTTGCGCACCGGCGGCGAGACCCTGGCGCCGATCACGATCACACCGCGAACTCCGATTTCATCACCGAGTTGAGCGCGCCGGTGGCGCCGAGCCCGCCCGGGCGCATGCCCTTGGCGGCGCTGGAGATCACGCCGGCGCGGCCGACCAGGCCGAGGACGTCGTATTGCAGCGCGTCGTGGACGTTGGCCCATTCGTTCTTTTCCGGCCTGGCGTTGGCCGCGTTCTGCAGGTTGCCGTCGGGATTGAGCTTGTAACGGTAGTGCGACATGAAGCCCTTGATCAGCATCGGGCAGCGCTTCGGGTCGACCAGCAAGCCGCGCATTTCCTGGCCGAGCGGGTGCACGATCTGATTGCGCACCGCCTCGACGCGGATCGGGATCTCGTTCGACGGCGCCGGCAGGCAGGTGCAGCCGAGCGCCTTCCGCACGATGTCGATCCAGCTCTGCTCGCCGCCCTCCTTGTCGGCGCCGTAGTCGGCGCTCGGGTCATAGAAGGCGTAGCCGATCGGGCAGTCGCGATAGCGCTCCTCCAGCGCCGCGGCGAGCATCTCGCCGAACCGGGTCGGGCCGACGCGGCCGAACCAGAATTCCTCCAGGACGCGCAATTGCAGGCTCGGCGCGCGCTGGATGATCACCCCGGCCGGATGCAGGAAGCCGTCGAGGCCGAGATAGATCGGCGCGCCCGGAATCGGCTTCAGCGGCTCGCGGGCGACGTTGAGGCGGAGGTCGAACTCGGGATAGACCGGCAGCCCCGAGCGGTCATAGCCGACCTTGCCGTGGACGAAGCGCTGAACGTTCCACGGCTCCAGCGTCTGCGCCAGGCGCTCGTAATAGCCGGCGGGCAGGTTCTCGATGTTCTCGGCGTCGGGCGAGAGGCCGGAGGGCTGCTGAAACAGCAGGTAGCCGGGCTTCGGGCTGTCGATGAAATCCTTCACCAGCCAATGGTCGGGGTCGCCGGGCGCGTTGAGGTCGCCGAGCACCAGCGCCGGCAGGTCGACGTCGAACTCGAGGTCAGACTTGGCGGGCCAGCGCGGCACCCGCTGCAGCAGGAATTCGAGCCCTTCCTGCGCCAGCAGATCCTGCTCGTTCATCCAGGCGCAGGTGCCCTCCCAGCCGCGCATCACGTCCTCGATCCGCTTGTCGCCGAGCGCCTGGAATTCGACGGTGAGTTCGATTCGCTTGCCGCGCGGGGTCTGGAACCGGAGCTCGTGGATCGCGGGGCGGTCGGCGCCGCCGACGAAACGGCCCTGCGGATAATCCTGCGGAAACCATTTGTGCCAGGTCGACAGCGTCGTCTTGTAGAGGGTGCGGTAATCGGTGCGCACCACGCCGACCTTGGCGCGGATCACGCCGTCGCGGCAGCGCGGCAGGCTGGCGACATGGCGCAGGATCTTGAAGATCGCCGCGTTGGTTTTGCCGGAGCCGACCGGCCCCATGATCGAGATCGCGATCGCCTGGCCGGGCGGGATCTCCATCACCCGGCGGCCGGCCTCGAGCCGGATCAGCGGGGTCGCGGCGGGCTGGCGGATGAACTGCGCGGCGACCGGCCCGGGCGGCTTGTAGCGCTCGATCGAGAACAACCCTGGCCCCGCCCCGTTCCCTAAAACCCTGACCCGAGTGAAGAATGAAGCCTTTTCGCGACCGTCAATTCCACGGTCCTTGCGGGCAAGAGAGGGGAGGCCCGGGGGGAGGGCCGGCTCGTGCGACGGGGAAGGCTCGCGCTGGCGGTTCGCGGCCGAGGCCCGGCAGGGGGGGTCGCGGGACCTCCTACGCGGCCGAGCCGCTGATTTTAGATCAGTGGCCGCGTGGCGGCTACGCGCTTGATGTTGCTGCGCTTTTTGCGTGGCGTGCGACTATTCGCCGTGCGACTTCGCGCCCTCGCGCCGGCCAACCCGTTGATTTTCCTCGATCGCGTCCGCCAGCTCGTCGTCGATCGCTATCGCGCCTTCCGGCAGCGCCCCGCTCGCCCGCGCCGCGCGAATCTCGCCCACGATCAGCACCGGCAGGCCCTCGTCGTCGGCCGGCTTGATCTGCGTCGGCATCCTCGATTCGAGGTACGGCGCGAGATCGCCGGCGACCTTGCGCTGGATCTCCAGGGCCTCCAGCTTCGAGCATTCCAGCTCCAGGGCGAGCTCGGCGACCGGCCGCGACAGCACCTCGCCCATCCACAGCATCGGATGCGCGTAGCCGCGGCGCAGGTAATGGTCGCGCATCGCCAGCGTCCGCCGATTCGCCGAGCCTTGCGGCCGTCCCTTCGATCGCGGCGCCAGGCGCGGGAACGGCGCCGCGCCGTTGGCCTCGTCCGGAAACATTTCCGCCGTCTCCGCCGGCAAGCCCCCCAACACCCCAAAATCGCCGCTCGCGCCTGCGTTCTCAGCCTCGTCCGCCATTTTTCACCCCTA